GTTGAGTTTCATTCTGAGGGTGCTGTTCTGGAAATTACCAGACCCGATATTGAATACCAGGCTGACGAGCGCGGAGAACTGATTAATGGTCAGAGGAACCCCAACCAGCTTCGCAACGAAATATTCAGTTTTCCGTAGGTCTCTTTTAAGTAACGTTGTCCCCTCGTTATGGGTAATGTCCCTATGATCGCGGTCAAGCCTATCGCCATCAAGACCATGCAGAGAGCCGTAGCCGATAGTAAATATATCAGCGGGACAGCGATAAACAGAAGGGCTAAATCCTTCCATTGATTTAATAAGGTCAACGCCTTTTTCATTTGTCTCTACTTTGCCCACTTTGAAACGAGCCTTTGCCCGAACCAGAATGAAATGATAGTGGCAAAAATTCCACTGACAGGCTCGAATATCTGGTTAAATTGTGCCTGATCGATATACCCGAATGAACTCAGAACCGTTAACAAAACGAACTCGAAGAAAAAACAGTAGGTAATAATCGGTCTTACGGAAGCTGCGAGGTTTACAGTCCATAGTGAGCCGCGCTTTGTTAGCTCCTGCGTACTCTCCTGGACGGCGACGTTTGCATCCCCGGCACTTGTGATTACAGCCTCGTCGCGCCGGTCTTTGCTCTGTTGAGCCATAAGAGCAAGTTCGTGCGCCTTGTCTTTGACATCCTGGCGGCTGTCCATAATTTGTTTAAATATGCCGGGGCCAGTCGAAGTGACAAACCCCAATACACTACCAAGTAAAGTAAGCATAATTCACCTATTTGTGAAATTGATCCGCGACTTGAAGTGTCTCGATTTTCTTGAGAGTTAAATAACAGTCCTTTAAAAGATTAGTCAGGTTTCTATGCGTAATAGGCGCACACGTTACCTTGCCATCGTGTTCCAGAATGAATTGCGCCAACCCCGTTAAATCGCCCGCACGTTTTTCCGGGATTACGGTAATTGAACCTATTTGTTTCTCAGCCATGTCAGATACTCCGCTCCCTCTTTTAAGTCCGCGAATGCTTTCAAACGTCTCGTAGGAACTTCCTCCGCAGGCGCGACAACAAGGATGATGGACCCGCCGTATTGCAGGTTTGGGAACCCGTGTGTTGTTGCGAATGTGTCGAGCCACTTATAACCTCTGCTCCTTGCAAGAATGACAACCCGCCCGTCGTCCAGTTCCTCCTGTTGAATCGCCCAGTTATGATGATGGCCAGCAACGTAAATATCAGCATTCTCATTCCATAACGCAGCACGCTTTAACCCATGCAGCTTGGAATAAATGCTTGTGCCTTTAAAATTATGGGCTGCACTGATTCTGACTTCCGAACCGTTTTGAAAAACCAGACAGAATTTTGCCTGCCAATCCACCATCGGGATTTTATCGGCGTTGATGGCTTTCAGATAGGTCGCGAAGTCCCCCATTGTGTCGTGGTTTCCAATCAGCCACACTCTCCACGGGATACCGGCGTCCTGTAAAAACCATTTCGCCAAACGTTGTTCCGTATTTCTTGAGACATCCTCATCGGCGTACAGCTTCGCAAGATAACCTCCCCACCCATCGACCGTGTCTCCTAAATTAATGCAATGTATACCTTCAGTCTCCGTCATGATCTTGACATCTTCACGCAATAAACTGACGTGACAATTCGACCCCAGGTGCGGGTCGCCTACGAATACCCATCCCGTAGGCTTGGAATCGTTGACCTTGACCTTGAACCACTTGATTGCCTCCTCGCGCTTCAGCTTTTGATCGAAACGCTTTTCAAGGCTGTCAAGGATTTCTTCGGCGGGAATATCGTCGTCAGGAAAGGTCGGAAGTTCAATGACGGGTTCTGTTTTTGACGCCTCAATGAGGCGCACCGCCTTGCTGGATGAAATTTCCATCTGGCGGGCAACCTCTGCCTTTGACCCTGTATCAAGAAAAATCTGTTTTGCACGAATTACATCCGGGTGGTCCGAAGTGTAGATTTTACGCGATGTCATCAGGCGTCCTTGCCAGGAACCTCTTTTTTTTCGGAGTCGATACAAAGCGCCTGGGCGTGAATAACAGGTGGAAATTTACCGGAAGTTATAAGGTCATTAATCATCACCGAACCGCGCTGATAACACTGGGGGAGGTGAGGATAGGGGCCGAGCTGGTCATCTATCTGAACCATCGGCAGACCCATTGCAGTAAAAATAACCACGCTGTACCACATTACCGTTGCCACCATTCCCTCACGGCAATCGCCAGACGAAACCCGATCAGCACCAGACCCCCAATTGCTATGCATAGTTCAAGCCCTGCCGTAAGCTGTATCCACCAGGGCACACTTATCGCCCCAGCGCCTACACTGAGGTCCAGTGCGGTTCTGTTCATCTATTTATGTCCGTTGAATTTATCGCGTAATTTGTTGGTGTAGTCCCAGAGCGCACCAACCTGACTTGAAATTTGATCGACCTCTGCGCGGAGCTTTACTGTCTCGACGTAGGTGTCCCTTTTTTCAATGTTATCAAGGTCTTTCTGGATTTCCTTAACTTGTGCGTTTAACTTCACAGCTACAACGATCAGGCCAATAATGAAGACGATTTGATGCCAGTGCGAAGTTATGATTTCCATGCATCATGGTTTGGCTGGGAAGCCACTTTCCATATCGAATGAAAGTATCGAAGAATTATCAAGAGTAGCAGGAAGGTCGCGAAGTGCCTGACGATAGGATTTCATTTGATCCGACATCTCCACGTCCGACAGCGAATAGAAATCAGTGTCATGCAACAATTCATCGCGCCGACTGCGTAAACCAGAGAACGCCCGTGCAGGTTTTTCGGATTCCCAAGCCGCCTCTTCAGCGTCCCGTGCATCTTCTTCAGCCTGTGTGAACATTACCTTCTCACCATTAATCATATGATGTCGCGCCATTTAACTATCTCCTTTAAAGTTACGCATGTGCAATTCCCCAGACTGTCATACGACCTGTAGCAATATTGCCACTGGCGAACAGGAACTGAACTCTGTCATGCGTAATGACTGAATTACGAATGCCAGTCACATTGAAGACACTGACAGGAACGCCGGTGCTATCCATAAACGTGGCATCACCCTGGATGGTGGTTTTCATGGTGCTATCACCTGGCTGGCCTATATAGAACATTCCCGAGATACCTTCACCAGAAGCGTTGCCAACCCCATTCATAATGCAGCATGAATTAGAAAAAGAAATTTCAGAGTTTTGAGTATCATTAATGCCAACGATACTATGCGACGTATCATTCACATTATAACCACTCCAACCATAGGCATAATCTGTTGAGCCGCTATCGATGCCGCTACTATCTCCTAGACGCAAATACGGATCCTGGTTGTCAGAGGATGGGATCAAATCAGACAGTGCAACCACATAAGTGTCGTAAGTGCTATCCAATCCGGTTTGTGTTAGATTAGCACTGGTTGACGCCACCTGTGTTCCAATCAGGTTCCATGCGCCGCCGCCAGCCGCTTTCACCAGACCTGACGACCGACCGATATTGTCTGTAAGTATTCCGCTCATTGGAATCTCCTAACGGGTAATGTCAAGATATGAGACAATAATATCCACGTTCGCTGAAGAGGCCGTAGCAGCGCAAAGGTGATCCTCGTCTACAATGACAATGCGGTCATTGTGAACGTAGGTCTCGTTAGCACCCAAGGCCTGGTCCGAGAGGATTTCGTAATCCGTTCCACCGCCGCCGTCATCAATATATAAATCCACAGTCTCAGCAGCCCCGGCGGTCTCACACATGTGAATACTGATGATTGCGTAGGTGTGACCGTTGACGCCATTTAGCAGAACGCTCTCGGAATTTGTAACCCCCGCCGTGTGGGATACGCTTAATATTTCACTTGCCATAATTTACTCCTTAAAAGCCAAGCACCAACGCCTTACCTGTCGAGGTAAGGGATGGGTTCATCGAGCCAGAGACGGCAACCACGCCGCTGCCCTTTGCCGAAATGTTAATGTCCACGTTACTGTCGGTTCCCGTTGCCGAAAGGGTAGGACCATTCCCCGACGCGGCGTTGGCTATGGTAAATTCATTCACCGCCGAACCCGTCTCGGAGAATTTCAGTAATTCCAGAGTGCCGTCGCCAAGGGCCTGTCCATTGACGTCAAGCTGACCGCCCAACTGAGGAGTGGAATCTGCCACCACGCTTGCTATACCCGCTCCCGTAGCCAGGGAACTGATTAACTGGAAGTTGGTGCCATCGTAAACGATATGGCAGATCGACCCGCTTTCTATGTCATTCGCGGCAATCGCCTGGTCATTGAATTTTTTTATACTTTTAGTGGCAAGTCCATCTATCGCTATGGTAGCAGCTCCCGTCGATGCATGATTGGCCTTGAAAACAAATGCATCACCAGCAGCAATCGTGGATATGGTTCTGGAAGCCGCCAGGACATAAGCACTTGATGATCCAGAGGAGGATATTGATCCATTGGTATCGGCGTAAAATCGCGCCAACATCCCCTCAAGGGCGCGAGCACCGTTATTTACAGAACTCGGCGTTTGGTTCTCTGGAAATCGAGCCGTATTAGAAGCGTCGGTTACATTCAGGTCTTTGACTTCGGCCATTATCTTCTACCTCTTGGTGTCCAGGGATTAATATTAGGAGCATAACCACTTAACCCTCCAGGTAACGCTCCGGGTATTAAACGCCCTCCTTGCCTTAATCGAGGAGCAACCTTTAAAATTTCCAGCGCCTTAGCTCTCGCCATCGGGTCGGGATTTAATAAATAACTGCTTAAATGTTTCGCTACTGCTTCTGGAGGTGCGCCCGCCCTGGCTTTCACTCGACCGACAAGACTTGCCGCCCCCCCCAAGTCACCAGCGGTAGCCCTTAAAACGTCACTCATTACTCCCGCAGTCTTCCCGGCAGTTCCCACATCCATTTCCCGCACTGCTGTTTGAGATCCGCCAAACTTGCCATGAGTTTCAAACATGGCTTTTTCCTGGAGCATTCTTTTTTCCAGCGTGGCGAAATCATCTGGTTCAAAAACTGATTTAAGGCGCTCTCTTGCCAGCTTGTTTCCAAATATCTTCTTAATTACATCGGCACCGTCAGGAGATGTCATAACCTTAAATCTTAACTCATCAACAACCCCTACTCTAAACGCCTCCTTTTCGTGGTCGCCCATTTTATTCCAGTTAGGTGTTCTGGTTCTTGGGCTTTGGATAAACTTTTTCCCTAAATCCGCCGCCTCCTCTGCCGCTGCATAACCCGCATAGTTTGACCGAGCCACCTTATATTCGGGGATGGCATCGTCCATAACATCCCTTAAATTATCCCTTAACGCTTTTGCTTTTGACGCTTCCTGTCCTGACCCTCCCCGATATAATTTATTAACCTTATCATCCAAAGCCTGTTTCATGTAATCAAGGGAACGAACAGTGGGTTTGGCATATGTAGTTATTCCCTCCTCTGTTTTTACCAACTTGGGTAGTTTTACATTATCATATTGGGCTAATCTTCCAGCTTTTCTATACATCTCCTGAAATACTGGGTTTTCCATTAATTCAGCAAGTTCAGGGGTTACAGGAACTTCCCTGGAATAAACCACCCCATAGTCTTTATTCGCTTGCGTCCTTCTTAGATTTGCAGTGTTTTCCAGAAAGTCATCCAGCGAGCGTGTCTCCAGTTCGTCGAGCGTATCCGTAACCCTCCAGCCTTGCGCCTCTTGTCTTTCACGAAGCATCTTGGTCGAAGCCTTACCGCCGAACTTCGATCCAGCCCATCGCGCCATATCTCTCATACTCTCGCCGCCTACATCTGCGACCACCGCTTCTGGAGGCATATCGTCCAGTGCTTTTCTCGCCGCCGCTGATGTTAGTTCATCCTCTTTTGCCGCCTCACGGAATAATCCTTTGGCCTGTCTTTCAGCACCACCCGGCATCATACGAGCTATAGGGGCAGCGATATATTTACCAACGGCGGCGGTTCCTAGAGGCACGGCTGCGCTTAAAGCCCCGCCAGTACCCAAACCCAACCCTAAACCTATTCCTCTACTAAGTGCGCCTTCTGGGCTAAATTTGCCCTCTGGTGTTAATCCCCCCTCTGAGAATCCAAGCCCCCCGGCTCCGCCCATCGGAACGCCGACTTTTAATGCTTGGGCTATCTTTGGCCCTATCGTTTGACCAGCCTTCATTGCGCCAACCCTCGCCGCGCCCGCACCTCCTGTTAATAGTCCACCGCCTAATTGTAGACCTAACGATCTTTCTGGGTATTGTTGCTCAAACGCTTTTACCTCTTTCCTTTCTTCATCAATGCCCTCACTGATAGCCTTCCCAAAAGTTTTGTCACTCGTAGCCGCATCAACGACACCCCTCATTGCGCCTACCATTTCATCACCCAAACCTAGAGCCATACCCTGGCCGAATATCTGTCTGGCGTAATTACCTAACGTCGCGGCGTCCCTAGCCTGAGGAACCATTCCGCTGATGTCTTTGGGATCAATACCTAGTTCAGCCAAATAATCATCGACGGCACTCTGACCGCCGCCGGCACTTCTTATCGTCTGTAGGTTTTTCCGTAATATATCATAATTAATTTTCTCGGCCATTACGTTCCCCCTACAACTGGACTTTGCAAGTTATATTTCTTTTCTGTTGGGGTATTACCAACCTTTGGACGATTAGGCTTTCTTGCTGGGTCTAATTTTATTAGTTTCTCTAATTCTGGCCCCGCTACTCTATGCCAAGGCACGTTGTTTTCTCTCGCAAGAGATCGCTGAATATTAAAAAAACTGGAAAATGATGATTTATGAGAGTTGAATAATTCATTCGCTGTTCTGGATAGACTTGTCCTTTGTTTTGGTGTTAGGATTGTGCCAGCCTCAATTCTTCCAAGGAGGGCTTTAAATCCGCCAACAAACCCTAATGTCCGTGACCAGTTATCCATATCCTCCTTGCGAACAATACCATTATCAATAGACCTTTGAATTACGGTTACTGCGGTTAGGTCGCCTGGGCCATCAGCTCGATTTAAAGCAGTAATTGCTTTATCTTGATTAACAATCGCTTCACGGAAAGATGTAAAAGGCTTTTGCAAACGATCCCGTGCGTCTTTTACTAAAGAATTGTCTATCTTGCGAAACTCTCCCATTGCTTGAGAAACATCTTTTGCCTCGCCCGTTGATGCTAGCATTCTTAATTGTGCTTCTCTGCCTGGTGACGGAACATACCCGTATTTATTAAGTGTAACATCGTTCATTGGTGCGCTTGTGATTGAAGGCGTTTTCGGTAAATCCCCTTCACCTACTATCGTTTGATCTATTGCATCTGCGGGTTGTTGTATTTGTGGGGCTTTTGCTTGAGTACCAGACCCACCAAATAACCCCATCATTTTCTTTCTTGCCTCGTTTTTTTGACGTATTTTCTGTCTGGCTAATCCGCTCGTATCCATCATTGACTTCAGCTTCATGGCGTTCATCATCTGGTCACGATAAGCCTGATTGCCTGACATTAAGCCTTTACCCAGACCAGCCAAGGCACCGGCACGGGTTCTGCCCGCATATCCCGGATCAAAAGACGGCGCTCCCGCCGCGCTCATTTGCGCCCCGAAATTAAGCAGATTGGAAAACAGGTTCTGTTGCTGCATTGCCTGTCTATAGCGCGGGTCTGCGAGTTGAGTGAAATAGGCGTTCATGGGGTTCTGTGGAACTACTTTAGCCATGATCTATCCCCTATCCGAATGCGCCAAACGCACCGAACGGCCCCATGCCGCCGAACAGTGACCCGCCTACCCCCGCAAGGGAGGCTATATTGCCCAGGACATTGCTTGAAGTATCCTGATAGATCGGGGTCGAGGTTGAAGACGTTCCGCCGTACTGCCCCCCGGCGACGAGCGCCATATAGTCGGCAAGGGCTTTCTTCTGCGCGGTCTGTTCCAGGTTGAACCTGTTAATATCCTCCTGTAACTGTGCCGCCGCCTGACCTTCCCTTGCCGCGCCTACCGAAAGTAATTGTCCGGGATCAACGTAGTCCTGTGCCGCCAGGCCTGGAGCCACTTGTGCCGCCGCCATCTGTCTGGCTCTTTCGGTATCATACGCCTGTCTCTGGAGACCATAGTCACCAAAGGCCATCTGTGTACCAACATCAGCCAACTGGTCTGCAAGGTTCTCCTGCGCCCTGTCTATAGCCTCGGCCTGTAGTCCGCTGCCATATCTTCCACGGCTGGAGAATGCCGCATCAATTCCAGGCTCGACGACACTTTGATAATTTCTCGTAATCCCCTGGGTCGCCGCGTCGATAGCATCCTGAAGATAGGGGTTGGTCTGGCTTAAAAACGGGTTCTGCTCCAGCAATTCGCCGCTTGCCGCACTTCTTATAGCTTCCTGCGCTGTCGGGACAAGAGGGGAACCGGCTCTCGCCCTGCTTTCGATTGAACCCAGAGCCTCCGTTGTGACAGGATCAAAGGGAACCACGGTAGACCCCGGAAAGAATGTTTCGGGTTTTTCCAGAACATCCGTCTGCGCCCTCTGGAATCCCGTCTCGAGGAATGGCTGTTGCCCACTCCACGGGTCATTCGTCTGGGTAACTACCTGCGTTCCTGTCTGTTGCGGTCTTGAGCTTTTCATTTTAACATCTTTCTCATTATCAATGCGTTTTCGTCGTATCCCGTTACCTTATATTCAAGGATTTTCTCCCAGCCCTTTCGCCCGACTAATTCAATAGCGAAACAGCCCTTTGACTCCGCCCATTCCTCGATTGTCCTGATATGTTTAATCCAGCGTCTTAAATTATCACCGGCGCACATGAGGATTGAACACAGAAGTCCGTCAGGCTCGTAGTGTATCGTCTCCGTGATACAGCAGGCCCTTATCTCCTGGTCCCACGCTACCCAGAGTTGATAGCGCCGGTCCTTCAATCCTTTAAAGACTTCC